GGATGTGCATTGGGAATAGTTTTAGGTAATTTACCAATAGGCATAGGTGCTGCCTTTGCTTTATATTTATGGACAGGAAATAAATGAACGAACCAAGAAGATACTTTGCTAAATTCTTGAAAGGAGAACTTATGTCATCTGGACAGCGAAAGCGTAAACTTCCATTTAATGATACAATTATCAAGGATGGCAAAGTTGTTAGAATTAGAAAAGATGGAACTGTAAAAGCAATTTTAGGTGCCGTCGCTGATATGAGGAAAAACAAATGAACACATGGAGTATTGTTGATGGAGACATAGTGTTGTCTTCAGACGATGAAGAACAAATGCAATTTGCAAATGCCTGGATTTTAAATCTTGTGCAGCAAATTAGACTACAAGCAATAGAGGAGTTACAAAATGGGCGGACCGATTTATCCGATCAACCAGAATTACCAGAAGTCCCTTGCTGAGGAATTAAAAGGCGTATCAGCAGCGTTAGAAAATGCAGTAGAGCAGTTAGATTTTATCATTCAAAATATGTTAAATGAATGCGAATGTAATGTACCAGCACCACAGGAAAAGCAAGGATGTAGTTGTTGCTAAATGCGTTTTCATGTAATTGCCTTACCACACACAAATGTAACTAAGCAGTTCTTTTCCTGCGCCTATACAGAAAAGACATATGAATTTTGCAACATGATGACTTCTCTTGGTCATGATGTATTTTTATATGGATCTGGTGATAGAACAGATGCAAATGTAACAGAATTTATTTCATGCCTGCCAGAGCAAGACAGATTAGAAGCGGTAGGAGATAGACACTATACATCTGCTTCATTTGATAATACACTTCCACATTGGCAAATATTTAATCGTAATGCAATTATTCAAATAGAAAAACACATTAAGCCAAAAGACTTTATTTGTATTATTGGCGGATTAGCACAAAAGCCAATTGCAGATGCATTCCCACAACACATATCAGTAGAGTACGGAATTGGATATTCTGGGGTATTTAGTAAATATAAAGTCTTTGAATCAAATACATGGAGAGCAGCAGTCTCTGCACAACACAGAAATGCAGCAGATATTGATATTAATTTTTATGATACTGTTATAAATGGATATTACAATGTTGAGAACTTTCCACTTAATTTAGGTGAACGAGATTATTATTTATATATGGGTCGTATGACTCAACGCAAAGGTGTGGACATAGCCAGTCAGACCTGTGAAAAATTAGGTGTCAGATTAATTATGGCTGGATCTGGTGATTATATTCCTAACTATGGCGAATACATAGGTGAGGTCAAGGCAGATGATAGAGCAGCCCTGTTTGGAGGAGCAATAGCCACCTTTACTCCTACGATTTATCAGGAACCCTTCTGTAATGTCCATATTCAGTCTATGGCGGTAGGAACCCCTGTTTTGACTACGGATCATGGAATCTTCACAGAAAGCGTCCAGAATGGCTTTAATGGCTTTAGATGCACACTTCTGAGGGACTTCATAAAAGCGGCGGAAGAAATAAAGAACCTTGATCATAGAAAGATAGCCACAGATACATACTCAAAATACAGTACTGATATGATTAGATATAAATATGAGAGATATTTTGAAAGGCTATCAACATTATGGGACAAAGGCTGGTATCAGGATTGATTCACCAAGTAGGTTTGACAAAGTTAAAAAACTCTGTTATACTTAGAGTATGCAGTTGAGAGACTGTAAAAAAGAGAGCAAAACAAGGAGAAATAAATGTTAGATACATTAAGCCCAGACATGCTGATATGCATTTTCTGTGAGGGCAAAGTCGCAGATAAAATTGATTATACAAAGACACAGTATTGTGTACCATGCAATGAATACAAAGGTGTCACCACAGTTCGTGAATATAAGGAGTTGTGGTCATAATGAATACAAAAATATGTACAACTTGTAATAGAACATTACCTGCAACATTAGATTATTTTTATAAATCAAAAGATGGTAAGTTTGGATTAAGGTCAGTATGCAAAGATTGTTATCGTGCAGATAGACTAAATCGTTTAGCCAACATGGATCCAGAATTCAGAAGGAACATGAAAAAGGCTGAGGCACAAAGAAATAGACATACATATAGACAAGCAGCCAGAAAAGCAAAAGCACTTGCATCAGGTGTTCATCACGAAGACTGGACTGAAAAACAACTCATAGAAACTTATGGCACAGAGTGCTACATTTGTAATGAGTCAATTGACTTAACACTTCCAAGACAAGGAGAGGGTTCACAATATTCTCTTTGGCCTGATCATATTATTCCAACATCACGAGGTGGAGAGAATACAATTAGAAATGTAAGACCTTGCCATAGAAAGTGTAATCAAGATAAATACAATCTTACATATGAAGAATATCTTGATAAAAAAGAAAACGATAGAAGACTTAATAACATAAAGATATGGCACGATATCATCGTAGATCCTGAGAATAAGCGGAAGGAGTGGTGATGAAGTGGCTAAAAGAATTTGCATCACTTGTGGCATTGAATATCCGCTTCAGGAAAAATACTTTGCTCTTGCTCATGGCTCAACTACAAGGCACACTACCAAGTGCAGAGAATGTGTCAAAGAATACCAAGCGGAATACAGAATCAGAAAACAACAAGAAGAAGAGGAAATAGGGGGAATCATGCACGAAATAAAAGCGGTACCAGAAGAAGTAAAGAAGCGTAAAATATTCAAGGCATTAAACTATATCTACCTACAAGCGTTTGGAGAACAAATGAATCACAAAGTATATTGGTGTAAGAATGATGAATGTGTTCAGATAGACATTAATGAATGTGGTGGTTGCGGTAGCCAGATGGAAGAGATTGGCTTTGTAGAATATGATGGTGATAAGTAATGACAATGCTATGGGTAGTATTAGCAGGACTTACAGCATTAGGTCTTGGTAGAAGTGTTTTGATTTGGTCATTCTTAGCATATGGATTTGGACCATGGGCAATGTTGTTTGTATTGCTTGGACCAAAGACTCATGTTATAGAAAGACGAATTGCATATCTAAAAAAGATAGATGCTGAACTAAAAAGTCTTGATAAGCCAGAAGGATATAAAGAGTTTAATAATGTTGATGACTTATTCAAACAATTAGAAAATAAATAGGGGTAAACAAAATGGAGTGTCAGTTATGTCAGCATGAAGCAAGGCATGAACAATATCTTTGCAGACGCTGTGAGACTAATCTAAGAGATCATCTCTCTGACATTCCTACCCTTCAACAAGAAGCAAAAGGCTTCCTGGTTCCAGGCAGAACTGGGTCAGGATCTCGTAACTCAGAAAGATCATTAGGCTTTAATGTAGCAGCAATGGACTACTCTACAGCGATAGAGACATTGCCTATCCTACATAAGTATGAAGCCATGATCCGCAGAGCGAGGAAGTTAACACCACCAGCCCTGCTCAATGCAGAGCCAAGCATAGAGGCAGAGGTTGCTGCAACAGCCCAGTTCCATCTATCGCATTTGGACTGGACATTGAAGCAGGATTGGGTAGGTGAATTCGCAGGGGATGTAAAGGTAATCCACTCTAAAGGACTATCAGTAACTAAATCCTTTATAGAAACTACCAGAAGAATACCATGCCCTACAGATGGATGTAAGAATAAGGTAGCCATAGATATAGAACATATCCTTGCTGATGTATTTTGTTTGAAATGTAAGGGTTCTTGGACTCTATATAGATTGCTACAATTGGCTATGAATAATCCAAATAAAAGGTTTTGGCTGGATCTTGAGGCTATATGTCTATGGCTGAACATGACCAAGAGGGAAGTTCTGAAGGTTGTGGATACTCATGGGATAGCCAAGAGGAATGGACTGTATGACATTTCTGCTATCGTTAAACTAAGGAATGAAGTTGCGAGTTTTTAAATTATCTGGTAAAATGATAGGGCCTGTACTTCGTGCACCCAAAATCAGGGCGGTATGTAGAGAATACCAATCAATCCTAATAAAGGAACTAATATATGTATAATATGCATTTAGTAATAGGACCATGTCAAGTACATATAGAGACAGATGAGAAGTTATCATTTGATGGTGTTGAGTCATTATTGAACAGAGGGACCCTAACAGCACTAACATTATTCAATGGGCATATGGGTGCCATGGTCAAGTATGAGCAAGAAATAGAAGCAGACCATGACTGTGAAGAATGTTCTATAGAGGAAACAAATAATACTGAGTTAGATTAATATGAGAAGATTTAAATCACCATGTCTTTATTGTGGAGTGGTATCCAGGGGTAGTGCATGTAAGGATTGTCTTAATGCCATAGCCGCAAGGGATCCTAAAAGAAAACAAAGAAATAAAAACTATGATCACGAATGGAATAAATTAAGTAGGCTTGCAAGATCCCTACAACCTTTTTGTTCCAGGTGTGGAAGTCAAAATGATTTGACGGCGGACCATATACTAAGTTTAGCAAATGGCGGTAGTAATATACTATCCAACATTATGGTTCTTTGTAGAAGATGCAACTCATCTAAGAAATAATCTAAGATATTTTTATCAATATAAATATAAATAATCTAATTTAAAAACACTTCCATTACTGGCCCCCTGCGTGGCAGATCCCAGGTATGGGTGTTTTTTTGTGCGTAAAAAACAGCAGGAAACCCTGGCTGCCCCTTTCTGTGTTTCTCTGCGAAATTACAGAAATGGTATAATTGTGTACGAAATACGCAAAACGGACATTAAGGAAAATAAAAAAATATGACAGCAGGAAGACCGCCAAAACCAACGGAACTCAAAAGATTAATGGGTAATCCTGGTCAAAGACCTTTGCCTGATTTGAATAATATTACGCATTTACCTATGGCAAAAGAAATTCCACCGCATCCTGAAAATTTGCAGGAACATGGAAAAAAACTTTGGGATCGTGCTTGGGGTATGGCCATAACTTGGCTGAGTCCTGTTAGTGATATTGATGCAATTTACAATGCAGCCACTTTGGCAGATGCATCTGAAGCAGCAAGAAATAAATACATGGCTACTTTGGAAGCAAATGATGGCAGGGCTTTCGTGGCAATTAATAAAGCCTACACAGATGCCTTGACTTCTCTTGGCTTTGATCCAGTTTCAAGATCTCGTCTTGGCGTGGCAGAGGTAAGAGCAGCAACATCTATTGATAAACTTTTGGAAAGAAGGCAGAATCGTGCCAGGGCTATGGAGCCAGAAACGATAATCGTAGAAACAGGGGAAGTAATAAATAATGACAACAACCAACAATGAAATGACTACAGAAGAATTTCTGGCAGCCATTGATGCATCCATGAAATACTATACAAAAGGTCAAATGGTTTCTGGAACAATAGTTCAAATGGATCGCTATGGGATACTCGTGGACATAGGGCATAAGACTGAAGCCTTTCTTCCGCTTTCGGAAGTAACTGTTCAGAAGGATGCCAACATTCACGATATGATCTCTGTTGGCGAAACTGTTGAGGCTAAGATAATTGGCAGGAATGCTGAAGAAGACCAATATATTATTTCCCTCAAAGAAAGCCAAGTAGAAGCAATTTGGAATGACCTTCAAAATAGATACGAATTGTCTATTCCTATCATGGGCAAGGTTATTAAAATTGTCAAAGGTGGCTTGATTGTAGACATTGGCATTAAGGCCTTTTTGCCTGGTTCTCTAATTGATGTAAATAGAGTCACAGACTTTACAGCATATGTAGGCCACGAAGCCGAATTCCTAATCAACTCAATTGACAGAGCAAAAGGAAGCATAGTCCTAAATCGTCGTGCATTGCTTGAGAAAATGCTCAAAGAAGATAAGCAAATTGAGTTTGCCAAACTCGCTGTAGGCCAAATACACAAAGGCAAAGTATCAGGCGTTGCTGATTACGGAGTCTTTATTGAGATTGGAATGCTTGCAGGTTTAGTGCATAAGTCTAAAATGGAGAACTTTAATCCTGAGATGTTTACTATTGGTGAAGAGATCCAAGTAGAAATTATAGACATTGACTTTGAAAAGAGCAGGTTGTCCTTAGCATTAAATTGGGCGTAAGATGTGGCCACCTACATATTTATCTCCTATTTCTGAAACTGAGTTAGCCAACTCTCGTGGTTATGAAGTTATAGATTTCATTGAAACTCTTTGTCATTTGACAGAAGATTCTATCGCTGGTAAGACTGGTGATAAATTTATTCTGCGTGACTGGCAAAAAGATTTATTGATTCATCTATATGCTGAAAGAGAAGACGGATTGCTAAAGCATCGTCGTGCCTTAATTGGCGTACCACGCAAGAATGGTAAATCAGCACTAATTGCTTCACTCGTGCTGGAGCAAATAGTTTTGGGAGTAAATGGTGGACAAATTTATTCTGCGGCGGCAGATAAAGAACAAGCCAGAATCATCTTTAAGACAGTAAAGAAGATGATTGAATTAGAACCAGAACTAAAAGATATGCTTGAAGTATATCAAAATACAATTTATAACCCAACTACTGGATCTGTTTACAGAGCATTATCATCTGAATCATTTACAAAAGAAGGTCTAAACTCTACTTTTATTGTAATAGATGAGTTACATGCACAGCAAAATAGAGAACTTTATGATGTTTTATCATTGTCTATGGGTGCTCGTTTAGAGCCAATGCTCGTAGCAATTACCACAGCAGGTACTAAATATGACTCTGCTGGTAAGGATTCACTCTGTTATCAAATGTATAATAGAGGAGTTCAAATAGCAAAAGGTGAAGTTGAAGACTCTTCTTTCTTCTTTGCTTGGTATCAAGGCAGTGAAAAACTTAATTATAAGGATCCTGAAAACTGGTATTTAGCAAATCCTTCAATGGGAGATATAGTTTCTGTTGAGGATATGAACTCTGCAGTGTTATTAACACCAGAAGCAGAATTTAAAACTAAGCGTTTAAATATATGGACCTCTACAGGTCAATCTTGGATTCCGTCTGATGCTTGGGATGCTCTCATGCTAAAGAATAGAGAACACATTCCAGGGGAAGATGTGATCCTGGCATTTGACGGTGCTTTTTCAAATGACTCTACAGCAATTGTTGCCTGGTACTTAGGTGGAGAAAAGCCTCACCTAAAAATAGTAGGACTATGGGAATTACCAGAGGTAGACCCAGATCCATTATGGTCAGTGCCAATTGCAGATGTAGAGAAAACGCTTGTAGATACTTATAGAGATCCAGGTATAAGTGTTAGAGAAGTTGTATTTGATCCTGCAAGATGGTCAAGAACATTTATGCTTTTAGATGAAGAAGGAATGCCAGTCATATCCTATCCAAACTCTGCAGAGCGTATGGTACCTGCCACACAAAAATTTTACGAGGCAGTCATGAATCAATCATTTACTCATGATGGTGATGAAAGACTTGCCAGACATATATCAAATACTGTGACAAAAACATCAAGTCGTGGTATTATGGTAGCAAAGGCTACTAATAAAAGAAAGATTGACGCTGCAGTAGCAGCAATATTTGGTTATGATAGGGCTACAGCACCTAAGCCACCTAAACAGCCAACAGCAAGAATACACTTCATATAAGGAGAAACATGAAAAAGCCTAAGATAGATTGGTCAGTGTTAACAGAGATAACTGGCGTAGGTCTTGCTACATATGGAATTTATTTAGTTGATCAAGCAGCAGCATTCATTGGACTTGGCGTATTTCTCGTCTGGTTAGTGGAAAAGGAGTAAAATGGCAACCGCAGGTACATATAATATCACTATGGATCAAGGCGCTCAGTGGACCCTCACTGTCGTCTATGAAGATAGCAATGGTAATCCAATTAATCTAACTGGTTACACTGCCAGAATGCAATTGCGTAAGAAGTTTGATTCTACTACTGCCGTTTTGACTCTTGCTACTGGAGGACAAGGAATTGTTATTACTCCTTTGACAGGAACTCTTGAATTAACCGCCACAACTGCACAGATGCTTGCAATTGAGGGCGGTATTTATGTTTATGACTTAGAATTAACCAATGCTGGAGTTGTTACCAGATTAATGATGGGTTCAGCAACAGTAAGATCTGAGGTAACTAAGAATGTCTAATGTTTATGTTACAGACCTAAATAACACAGTTACAGTTGACGAAGTAAACAATGTTGTTACAGTTACAACTATTGTAGGCCCAATTGGTCCAACAGGAAGTACTGGTCCGACTGGCCCTACTGGTGCAACTGGTGTTAGCGGTCCTACAGG